ATCCGGTATTGCGGTGGTGTCTGGGCAACTGTTCGATAGAGTCAGACGCCGCCGGAAACATCAAACCGAGCAAGGCCAAGAGCTCAGAAAAGATCGACGCCTTGGTGGCGAGCATCATGGCAGTCGCACGATCTCGAGTTGGTGAGGCAGGCGGAGCGATTGGGCGAGGTGCCCCATCGGTGTACGAGTCGCGGGGGATGACTCTCATATGACGATCATCGATCGCATCAAGAGCATATTCACGCTGCGCATGGGCAATCGCCCAAGCCTGCGAGATCCTGCGCTCACAGCGTTCTACGGTGGCGCAGTTAGCAGCGCTGGTGTGCAAGTATCAGAGACATCAGCGCTCAGCTATGCGCCGTTCTGGCAAGCCGTCCGCATTATCTCCGAGACCATCTCTAGCCTGCCGTTTCACGTATATCAGCAGACTGCAAATGGGCGGATTATCGCTGATGACATGATGGTGGCCGACCTCCTGCGCTTTGCCCCCAACGAAGAAATGACCTCGATGCAACTGCGCGAGCAATGGCTTGCGCAGGCTCTCACGTGGGGCAATGGCTACTGCGAGATCGAGCGAGACACGATCGGCCGCCCAACGCGCCTATGGCTGCTGCGAGCGGAGAATATGAAAGTCGGGCGATCCGAAAACGGCGACCTACAATATATCTATCGCTCGGACCACGCTCGCCCGACCTACATACCAGCATCTGACGTACTGCATCTACGCGGCCCAGGCGGTGACGGCTACGTTGGTGCCAGCGTTGTCTCGCTGGCTCGAGACTCGATCGGGCTAGGCATCGCTGCTGAGTCGTTTGGCTCATCATTTTTTGGCCGTGGCGCTCGACCATCCGGCGTGCTAGAGCATCCCGGCAGGCTCAGCGACGATGCCCGCGGTCGCCTGCGCGGTGATTGGGAACGACTGCACTCCGGCATCGATAATGCCTCACGAGTAGCAATCCTCGAGGAGGGCATGAAATGGACCACGACTGCGATACCGCCTGACGATGCGCAGTTCCTCGAGACGAGACGCTTTCAGCTCGAGGAGATTGCCCGCTGGTTCAACATTCCAGTATCGAAACTGCGAGCAACTGGCGGCTCGACCTACAGCTCGCTCGAGCAAGAAAACCAAGCGTTCCTGAGCGAAACATTGCGCCCTTGGCTAGTCCGTATCGAGCAAGAGGTTCGCAACAAACTGCTCCTGCCGATCAGCAGCAGCTACTACGTCGAGCATCGCGTCGAGGGGTTGCTGCGTACTGACCTCGCTGCTCGATACAGCGCCTACGCCATTGGCCGCAACTGGGGCTGGCTCTCCGTCAATGAGATCAGAGCGCTCGAGCAGCTCGACCCTATCGAGGGTGGAGATGTATTTCTCCAGCCGCTCAACATGCAACCCGTATCGTCGATGGGTGGAGCTCAGGCACCGCCTGCTGATCCTACTGTTGCGCCAGTCGTCGTCGATCCTACAGCGCTGCCAGCAGCACCACCGGCACCAGCAGAGACCAACGACCTTGAGGCATATGCCAGCGATGCCGTGATCGCTCTGGCTCTCGCCATGACCGAGCACCAGATCCCGAGCTGCGAGCATGGCTCGACCAATCGCTGCCGTGTCTGCGGTATCGAGCGTGAGCGTGAGCTTGTGCCACCGAGCCGCCCAGGTGGACGCCATGGTTGGCGCATCAAATGGCGACCGATTCTGCCATTGCGCAAAACAGAGACTGAGCGATCGATGCCAACTGAGCGTCGAGCAAAATACGACAATATTGATTTTTCGCCACCTGCCGGAGTGCGCGAGGAAGCCGCTCGAGGTCTAGCGTGGCGAGCCGAATATGGTCGCGGTGGCACTGAGGTGGGCGTTGCTCGAGCCAGAGACCTCAGCAATGGCAGCAACATCAGCCCCGACACAATCGGACGGATGGTGAGTTATTTTGCCCGCCATGCCGTTGATTCAGAGGGCGAGGGCTGGTCGCCCGGTCAAGACGGTTTCCCGAGCGCTGGCCGCATTGCCTGGGCGCTATGGGGCGGAGATGCCGGGCGAACATGGGCGAACAAAATAGCAGGCCAGATGGATAGGGAGGACGACAATGGAGCGTAGATTACTCTCTACCGTCTCATCTGATGCTGGCCGACTGATGGGCTATGCGAGCGTCTACGGGCCGCTCAGCGAAGATCTAGGCGGTTTCCGCGAGCGCATAGCACCGCAGGCATTTACTCGCACGCTTGAGGATAAGTCCGCGGATGTGCGAGCTCTGGTCAATCACGACTCATCGCTCGTGTTAGGTCGCAGATCCGCGGGCACGCTCAAACTGAGCACCGACAAAAATGGCCTTGGCGTTGAGATCTATCCGCCAGACACCAGCTATGCCAAGGATCTGCTAGCACTCATTCAGCGCGGCGATGTCAACCAGATGTCGTTTGGATTTATCGTCAAAGCTGACGAGTGGACAATCGAGGAAACAGTACGAGTGCGGACTGTGACAGATGTCGAGCTCATCGAGGTCTCCGTTGTCACCATTCCCGCCTACCCGGACACCACGGTCGCGATACGGTCGCGTGATCAGTGGAGCGCCAGTCAATTAAGACTGAGCGTACATTTGAGAGGCCGAAGATTACTTATGTCGCAGCTCGGCTGCGCAGGGAGGATTGCATGAGCGTATCACGTCGCGACCTGCTCGCAGAGCGAGCACGTCTAGTAGAGCAGGCCAAGGGCTACCACGAGTCGGCAGCGACCCGTGAGTGGACGCCTGAAGAGACTGCAAAGGTGGATGAAATCGTTGCTCTCATCGCAGACCACGATGCTCGCATCGCGGCTATCGAGCTAGCAATGGCCGAAGAGGTTTCCGGCGAAGAGGCACCAGCAGAAGCGCCAGCAGCAGATCCAGCAACTCAGCAGCAGGCAGCTCGCGCACGTCTCAACGATGTGCTCAGCGCGAGTTCACGCCGCACTCGCCCAGCACCAGTGGGCGTGCCAATGTTCACCCGCGACCTTGACGACAAGCGCGCCAATCGGGACCGGGAAACAGCTCTTTGCGGCTGGTTCTTGGGCAACGATGCTCGCCCTGAGCACCGCTCAGCAGCTCAGCGCTCAGGGCTCAACCTGGGCTCCAACCGCATCGTGTTGACTCGCGCCAACTCGACCAGCTCCAGTGCCGGTGGTTACACCATCCCGCAGGGATTTCTCGCCGAGCTGGAAAAGAAAATTGTATACTTCAACCCTCTTCGTGATGTTGCTCGCGTCATCCGCACCGAGTCGGGTAACAGCCTGCCCTTCCCGACGATCGACGACTCGGGCAACCCGGGTGCGATCGGCGCGGAAAACACCGCACCATCCGCTACCGATATGACCTTCGGTCAGATCATCCTCGGCGCATACCGCACCGAGTCTCTGGTGCTGCTCAGCAATGAGCTCCTACGTGACTCCGGTTTGGATCTTGCGACCGAAGTTGCTGGTCTCCTCGGCGAGCGTCTTGGCCGCAAAGAGGCGACCGACCACGCAACTGGTAACGGCACGACTGCTCCTCAGGGTGTAGTCACCGGCTCCAGCGCTGGTGTTGCTGGCGCGACCACGACGACCATCACGCTCGCCAATATCATGGGATGCCGTAATGCCCTCGATTACGGATACCAGCAAAATGGCGCATGGATGATGCACCAGTCGATCTGGTCTACCATCCTGCAATTGGCCGACTCACAGAGCCGTCCATTGTTCTTGGACCTCTTGAACGGCAACGCACCGCGGCTCCTTGGCTATCCAGTCATCGTCAATAACGCAATGGCCAGCTCGATCGCTGCCAACGCCAAAACTGTTCTGTTCGGCGATTTCAGCAAGTACTACATCCGTGATGCCGGTGATATCGAAATCATCCGCATGAACGAGCGCTATGCTGATGCCTATCAGACTGGCTTTATGGCAGTTCGTAGGTCTGACGCCAAGGTGGCTCAGTCCGCCGCGATCGTCCGTATCACTCAACCAGCAACCTAATGTGGGGCAAGCTCATGAGAGTTAAAATACTCATCCACTGCGTAGGCACTCTCGTGAGCTACATGCCCGGTGAGGTTCTGGATATTGTTGGCGATGACGCCCAGCGGCTCGTATCCGCTGGGCTCGCCGAGCCCTATCAGGAGCCAGCAGCACCGGCTCCACCACCTTTAGACATCGCAGACACTAAGCGTCGTAAAAACGTGGAGAAGAGATGAATATCAAGATCCTTGCGCGTGGTACCGCTGAGCCAGTCACACTGGCTGAGGCGAAGCTGCATATGCGCGTGGATCTGAGCGACGATGATACGCTCATCACTGCGATGATCAGCGCGGCACGTGACATGGTAGAGCGTTACACTAGCCGCACACTGATCTACACCGCATACCGACTGACCATGGACAACTGGCCGTACGACATCGAGCTGCCAAGGTCGCCTGCGATCGAGGCTGCGGCTAATCTCGTGACCGGCATCGCATACATCACACCGCGCATCCGATACTACGACGGTGATGGTAATCAGCAGACGATGACGTATGCCGCCAATGATTTTGAAGTTTTGCTCGACAACAACCCGCCGCTGCTCGTGCTGCCACCGAGCGGCATTTGGCCGGTCACCTACCCGCTCCAGCGTGGCGCAATCGAGATCGACTGGATCGCAGGGTATGGCTCAGCCAGCACGGGCATACCGCAGCTCCTGCGCCTCGCCATCATGATGCTCGTCGCGCATTGGTACGAGCACAGAGAAGCAGTCGGGTCGTTTGGATCTGAAGTGCCGCTGGCAGTCGATAGCGTGCTCAGGCTCTACTCCGATGGAGGGTATAGCTGATGCCCGCCAGCACCGTAGTAGGAGACATGCGCCGTCGCGTATCCTTGCAGGCTGCGACCGATGCGCTCGATGACTACGGGCAGGCGATCCGCACTTGGGCGACCTATGCGACCGTCTGGGCCAGCGTTGTGTCGACTCCTGGCAGCGAGCCGCAGAGCGCTCTCATGCAGTCATCAGTCACGACCTACACGGTCACGATGAGATACCGCACCGATGTGCTGCCGACTCATCGCGTGATCTACGGAGCGATCACGCTCAATATCGTGGGATTAAGCACCGTTGACGGACTCAATGAACACCTCAAGATCACGGCTGTGCAGGTCGAGTCAGATGCGCCAGCGACCACGACGACAACGACCACCACAACGGCAGCACCTACCACAACCACCACCACAACTGGGGGTGCGTGATGGCTATACGTAGCGCCCTCAATATTGATGGGCTAGTAGAGCTGGTCGCCAAGCTCAAAAAATTCCCGGTAGCTATCCGTACCGCATTACGTCGAACGGCTCGCAAGGTCGGCGGTCAGGTCGCCAAGGTGGCCAAGGCTAAGGCACCTAATCGAAAAGAGACAATGCGAGTCGGCGATCAATTGGTGCGCATGTATGGTGCATCTCAGGCGTTGAAAAAGAGCATCGGCGTCAAGGTCGCCACGACTCGCAAGGGCGCGGTGAATGCCATCATTGGGCCAAAGCGCAATAGCGAGGCCAAAGTATTCATTGCCTATTACAAGCCGACTGCTGCCAAAAAAGCGCAGCGCAACGTCACTATCACAATAAAGCCCGCCAAATATGCGCACTTGGTGGAAAATGGATTTACCGCCAAAATTTGGGCCAGCAATAAGCGAATAAGAGTTAGCCCTAAGCCCTTTCTCCGACCTGCCCTCGACTCCAATAGTGGGCAGGTTTCCGACATCACCGTCGATTATCTCCAGATGGCTATCGACGACCTGATCGCCAAGGGCAAAATCAGCCCCGACATGGGGAGTGATACATGAGTGCCCTTGGCAAGCTCCTGCGTACCTACCTCGTCGGTCGCACCGACTACGGCACGACTATCCCCGGTGGCATATCACCGGAGAATGCGCCAGTGGGTTCATCGCTGCCCTATGTCGTGTATCAGGGCATCAGCACTCAGCGACAGATGCTGCTCTCTGGCATACCAGCAGTCATTACAGAGCGTGTTACGCTGACGGCAGTGGCTGAGACTCGATCGGGTGCGCAGGGCGTCCTAGTGTGGATCGCGGCTCAGATCGAGGCTACGCCAGGGCGACAGACAGTAGACGGCACGACAGTCCATCACTGGCGCATCGAGGAAGCGCAGGATCAATCCGAGCTCGGGGGAGATGGGACCGACGAGCTAGCACGCTTGACTACAATTGACGTAGTCGGCACATACCAGTAAGGGAGTCTCGACATGCCAAATGTACTAGGACCGGGAACGACCGCAGCCTACGCGACGCTGACCAGCAGCACCGCAGGCACTACAGCAGCTTTGAACGGGCTGATCAGCATCGCGGCTAATGCACGATCTACGACGTTCGCTGATGTGACCGCGCTCAGCGATACAAAAATGCAGCGCGTGCCAGTGCGCAACGACCCAGGCACTGTGCAATTCACGCTGTACCTCGACGATACCGCGACTGCTACCAACCTGTTAAGCCTGCTCGATACTCGTCGGCTCAACAAGGTTCACACTCGGGTAACCGTCGATCTCGGTGGCGCAAATATCGATACAATCGCAGTGTACGATGGTTACATCAGCGAGATCGGGTATCCTGATATCGGCGCGACTGACGAGGCGCTGAGGTACACGGTGACACTGCAACTGAGCGACAAGGACAACACCTAATGCCACTAGACAGAGCAGCAATTATCGCAGGCGCAAAGCCCCGCATCGTGACCATCTCCGTGCCGGAGTGGGGCGGAGATGTATGCCTGCGCGAGATCACGGCAGGCCAGCGCGACCAGTGGGACGCATGGCAGATCGAGAATGAGGGCGCGGCACGATACGCCAACATCCGCGCCCGTCTGCTGGTGCTCACCATCTGCGACGAGCAGGGTGTGAGACTATTTGCTGACAATGACATCGCAGTGGTGAGCGGGCTGCCCGCCATGTCGATCGATAAACTCTGGGATGCTAGTTGCAAATTGGTAGGCCTGCGTCCTGAGGACGTGGAAAAAAACTAGCCAAGCGCCCGCTCAGGCGGGTGCTATTTCGGCTCGCTGGTCATCTGGGCATGACGGTCGGCGAGATCGAGGAGCGGATGAGTAGCACAGAGCTGGCTGAGTGGGTCGCACTCATACGGCTCGATCCATGGGGCTACTACCGCAGCGACCTACAGCATGCGCTAGCGGCTTGGGCGCCGATGGCAGCGTGGTCCAAGGGCGCTAAAATCACAGACTTTCTGCCTCGAGATCTCTGCGCGGAGATGGAGTCAGAGCGAACGACACTCACGGCACTGGTAGAGACTGGGGCCAAGGTCATGACTAGGGAGCAGGCATATGGCTAGTATCGCCAAACTCTCAGTACAAATGGCGTGGCAGGGCTCTGAGCTGACTAAGGGCGCTGCTGATGCCAGCAAAGATCTCAAGAATGTAGGCGACAAAGCCAAGAAAACCAAAGAAGAGCTCGAGGCGCTGAAGAAAGAAAAAGACAAGCTAGGCGAGAAAAAACTAAACTTAGCAGAGTCACTAGGCCTCAAATCGTTAAACGATGTCAAAGGCCTGCTGGACATGGCACGCGGCGTGTTCCAATTCTTTGTTGGACTACCCATCCAAGGTGCCGTATCCATCCTAAAAATGGGTGGCGCTCTCGAGACGATGACGATACGGGCTCAGTACGCAGCCAAATCAATCGAGGCAGGCAATAAAGTTATTAAGGATTTACGAGACCTAAGTAGCAGCAGTGGCGTGCCATTGCAGGATCTAGCCAAAGCATTCGAGCAATTTACCGCTGCTGGTATCAGCACGGCAGGCGCATCAACGATCTTGGCCAATGCGGGCAACGCCATCGAGCTGCTCGGTGGTGGAGCGGCTGGTGCTCAGTCAGTTGCTGCCGCAATCACTGAGATCCGTGGCGCAGCCATCGCCACTGATGGGCCGCTCAAAACATTGCAAAGAGGCGGGCTGAAAGTATTTGAGGCACTCGCTCAGGAGCTCGAGGCAGTCACGGGCAATGCCTACTCGGTCGAGGAGGCAATGGCTGCCGTGCAGCAAGGCTCGGTCAGCAGTGCTACAGCAGTACGCGCAGTATTCAGGGCGAGCAATTCACCAGAGGCTAAGGCAGCCGCTGACGCATTTGGCGCATCATTTGACGGGCAATTGCGACAATTGTCGTCAGGCTTCAATGATCTGCTCACAGAAATAGGCAAGCAGATGCTTGCCATATTACAGCCAGAGAAGGCATTTTCTGCGCTCAAGGGAGCGTTTCAGGGCGTCAAAGAGGTTGTTCAGGAGATCGCCGCAGCATTTATGCCCGTGGTTGATCCCAAGGATAAAGCAGCAGGGCTAGCCTCTATATTTGAGTCGAGCAAGCAGATTGCCAAAGACGTTGTTAATAAATTGGTCGAGGGTATCACTCAGCTAAAGGGGATGTTTGACGAGGTAGTCGCTGGCATACGCAAATTGATGCAGGATTACCAAGGCATGACCGCAGGCAAGGTCGCAACCAGCGCTGCCACAACAGTCGTCACCGCGCCATTTGAGATTGGCAAGGCGATGACTATGGCAGTTGGAGATTTTGTCAAAGGGCCGCGTGTCGATCCGAATAGACCAGGGCAGATGACGATTGGCGATGAGGTGCGGGCCCAAATAAAACTCGAGAAAGAAATAGCGTCAAAATCAAATCTTGCTTTGATTTCTGCGATGTCATCATTTTTGCAACTCAATAATGAGCTGCCCAAAGTAGGAGTTAGTGCTGAGGAGGCTGCGGTCAACGCAAAGAATCTTGCATATCAGCAAAAACTCAACGCTCAATTTGCTCTAGAGCAAGCTGAGAATGAGAAAAAAGCTAATCTTGATTTAGAGCTTGCCACCAAAGACAACGCCAAATTGACCGCGACTATACTAAATAACAATATGACCATCACCGAGAAATTTGCCGAGATGACCGGCAATCTTGAATCGATGATGGCGCAGGCAGCCAAGGGCAGCAAAGAGTCCGCCGACAAATTGCGAGCAGCACAAACTAGAGTCGTTGGCAAGCAGCTCCAAGACATGATCAAACAATTTGCCACGCCCCAGGCAGGCACTGCGCAGGCGTTTGTGGCTGGCTCTGCCGGTGCTGCTGAGGCTCAGATCAGGGCGAGAGTCGAGGGCATGAATGCTCAGGCAGACCCACAGAAACAATTGGTCGCTGCTGCTGCTGAGGCTGCGCGGCAGGATGCGATCCAAGCTGAGCAAATGAAGCGCCTAGTGGCTGCCGCAGAGAAAGCAAACATAATCAAGCCCGGCACTCTGGTCATCCCGAAATAAAGGAGGCGACATGGCGTATACACTGTTTACCGAGGTCGCCGAGGGGCGCACGGCATCCGTCGATCAGAAATTCAACCGCACCTATACCCGTGTATTTCTGGTGCGCACTGACGCGGCATCCTATGGGCCAGCGTATGCCGCATCGCATCCATCGCTGCCAGTCATATTCTCGGCGCACAACGAGGACGCCAACGCGTACTGCCTCAGCATCAGCCCGTCTCAAGATCAGGGCGACCCTACGCTCTGGCGCATATCGGTCAATTACGGCTACAACGTCGATGCGCCATCGGCAGCATCTGCGCCATCCGGTGATCCTGCGGTCGAGACGCAGCAGGCAGGGCAACCGCCCGCGGATCGAGAAGAGAACCCGCTATCGAGGCCGAGAGACTACAGCGTCAGCACGACTTCATACCCGCTCGGCGTGATGTTCGATCGCTCTGGTACGCTGATCCGTAACTCTGCCAAAGATCCATTTCTGCCAGTGCCCGAAATCGTCAAGGGTGGCGCATCGATCACGGTAGGCCTCAACTCCGTAGACTCTCCATCGGCAGCGTGGATCGGTGCTATTGGCTCGGTCAATGCAAGCTCATACACAGTCGGCCCGTATGTTATTGGCACAGCCTTGGCTAAGTTGAATAGTGTTAGCGCCAATCTGGTGTACGAAAACAATGTGAGCTATTGGCGCTGGACGCTTGTCTTCGAGTACCGTCCTAACGGCTGGACGCATGTCGTCAACGATATGGGCATGTTTAAGCTTGTCGCAGGCGTGCGCAGTCCTATTGACTACAATGGCGTCAACGTCACAGTGCCAGTCAATCTTGACGGCGCAGGGCTGCCGCTGGCACCTGCGAGTAGTCCTATCCCGTTGACGTTCGACATTTACCCGCGTGTGACGTTTCCGGCACTCTAGGAGGCCCGTAGACAATGGCTGGCTATCTCCTAGACGACCAATCAATCGCGCGCCTCGCCACGCTCCTGCGTGAGTATGAGGCAGGCAATCTGGCCAATCGTGACCGCAACGTCATGCCACGATCTGGGCCAAGTTATCCGATCGTGCATGTGGTGCGTGTGACATCGACAACGCCAACATCAGGATACTATCCAGGCAAATTGATGACCTACGTCGCCGCGACTGACACGTGGACCGACGATGTCGATATCAAAATCAAGGACATCAACGGTGGTGTGCCGTCAGTGCAAAGATATCTAGGCCGGTATGCAGGGATTAACAGCTACGGCAATCCGGTGTACATGGTTATCTTGTCTGGCGGTGGTGGCGAAATCCTGAGCTACGACTACGTCTCATCGATCTCCTGCGTCGATGGCACAATCACACCCAACTACACGACCATATGTGTGCCTGGGGCGTACTACTGCACGACGACCACGACGACGACCAGCACTACCTCAAGCACAACAACCACGACCAGTACCGCGGCACCAACGACGACTAGC